GATAGGAGTCCGTCTCGTGGGCTCGGAGATGTGTATAAGAGACAGGTGGTGGAGGCGGTGGAGGTTCCTTAGCAACAACCGCAATAAACGCCGTAGGTTCTGCTCTTACAACTGGAGCGGGGAGTTTCTCATTAGGTGCTGTAGGTAGTACCACTGGGGGATGGGTTGCTCCTTCTATGACTGCGGGTATTACTGGTGCTGGTACAACTGCTGCAGGTGCTGGAGGTACTGGAGTATTGGCTTCCATAGGTTCCAGTATATCTGGAGCTGCATCCGCTGTATCTTCTGCTGTATCTTCTGCTGTATCTTCCGCAGCTAGTGGAGTGGGAAGTCTAATCTCAGCTATACCTGGTTGGGGTTGGGCATTAGGTGGAGCTGCTCTAGTTGCACATCTCTTAGATGACTCTGGAACTATGTCTAGCAATGCCGGAATGCTTACGACTCCACTAGGGCATGGTGGAGAGTTTAAGATTGATCCGTTTGCTAGTGGTGCAGCCTTTACTGGTTTCACTCGCAGAGCTGGAGAAGAAGAAGCCGGAAGTGCGATCAATGCCTTTAGAAGTGTTGATGCAGCTTTGACAGAAGCCTATATAGCGGCAACTGGTTCTGCTCCTAATCTAAATGCCTCAGATTTCATAGGGTATGATGAGAAAGGTGAAGGGCGTGGAGCTTTCTTTGGCTCGGCAAGCGAGGAAGGAGGGGGTGACGGAACTCCGATGGATGTCCAGTTAGGGAATTACGCTAGTCGATGGATTGAATTAGCTGGAGCGCAATCTGCATCATCACAAGAGCTTATAAATAGCGTCATTGGCAACGGAGATGTAGCAGGGATTTTAGACAGAGCTGGTGCAGTATCAGGGTTAGATGGCTCACATGCTAATGGCTTGGATTATGTTCCTTTCGATGGTTATCGTGCCGAATTGCATAAGGGTGAGAGAGTTGTTCCGGCAAGTGAAAACATGAACCAAGAAATGATGGCGATGCTTAATTATATGATGAAGCAATTTGATATATTTGACCGCTGGAATACAAATGGCTTGCCAGCAGAGAGGACTGCTCCGTAATGGATATTATTCGCCCAACAGAATTACTGGATGCGATGCTTACTAGCTCAAATGTAGCTGAAACATCGCCAGCTACTTCGCCGCTAGAATGGTCAAGCGCGACTGCTTATGTGGTGGATGATGAAGTATCCGTGACCTATACAACTGCTGGTGCTTCTATAGCAACTCATTTAATTTATACCTGTAATCTGGCGCATACAAATAAAGACCCTACGCTCACGGCAAACCAAGGCTATGATACTGACGGAACAACTGGCCTCGGCTGGAATATTACAGATGCTACAAACAGGTGGAGGGCGTTCAATAATGTAATCCAGCAAGCTACGACTAATGCCAACACTATTGAATATGAAATTACTGCTGGCGAACAAACTACGGCTATTGCTTTTTTTGGTCTGGATGCCCAGACGGTAACAGTTACGGTTACTGATCCGACTGATGGTGTTATTTATAACGAAGAATTCAGTGCCATTTCAGATTCAGGCATTAACGATTGGTATTTGTACTTCACCGAAGAAATAGTAAGGGAGCAGAAGCTAATAGTATTTGGCCTTCCTGCTTTTTATGCGGCGGCGGTGATTGATATTGTAATTGATGACACTGGCGCGACTCCGGCGGTTGGCGAGATTGTTTTTGGCAACCAGTTTAATATCGGAGCATCACAATATGGAGCCACTTTTACAATTACCGATTACAGCGTAAAGGCAACGGCAGAAGATGGAGCTATTACAATCAGCCAAGGGGCATATTCTAATCTCGCTGATATTAATGTTGTGATTGATACGCCAAGATTTGACCATATCAAAAATACACTAACCGAAATTCGATCAACTCCTATTGTTTGGGTGGCAGATCAAAACTCAGCAGAAACCATGCTTTTTGGTTATTATCGAAACTTTAGGATTCAACTTGGCGACTATGTTACCAGTAGGACACTTTTACAAATTGAAGGATTAATCTAATGGCGATCACTCCCTTACCAACTGCACCAGCCAGAACTGATGCACCAGCAACTTTTGTTACTCGCGCAGATGCGTGGGTTGCAGCCCTAGATACATTCACCACTGAGGCAAACGCTCAGGCTGTAGCTGTTGATGCGGATGCTACTGCAACTGCTGCGGATGCCGTTTCAACTGCGGCTGATGTTGTTTTAACCAATGCTGATGTTGTGCTGGCTGATGCGGCTCAAGCTGCTGCCGAAGCCGCGAGCGCGGCGACATTATGGGTTTCTGGTACGGCTGTAAATACTCCTCTTGTTCAATATAGTCCAACAGATTATTTAAGCTATCGCTTGAAAAATAATCTAACTACTGGCGCGAATACGGAAGACCCCGCTGATGATACAGATGAAACAAATTGGGTTCCTCTTGTTCCTTCGGGTGGTGTCGAAGACGTTCAGACGTTTACGTCCTCTGGAACATGGACAAAACCCTCGGGCGCTACTTGGATACAGGTTGAGCTTATCGCTGCGGGTGGTGGCGGCGCAAATACTAATGGCACTCAAGACAAAGGGGGCGGCGGTGGCGGCGGTTTTAATTCCGTGATCATGCTTGCTTCGGCAGCTGGAGCAACGGAAACAATCACTATAGGCGCTGGTGGCTCCGGTGGTGCTACTGGCGGACAGAATGCCGGAACGATTGGGGGCGATTCAACTTTCGGATCGTTAGCTACCGCTAAAGGCGGTGGCCTCGGTTCAAGTTGGGGTGGCTCTGGTGGTAGCGGGGAATCTGAAACACGCACAACTTCTATTGCTGCTATCGGCGGTTATGGTTCTGGGTCTGGGGGGTATTCTGACCAAGTGAAAGCCGGTCCCGGCGGTAGATGTACAAAAGGAGGTGCGGGCGGTGGCGGAACAGGCAATACTTCCTTCCCCGGTGGAACCTCTACCGATGGTGGCGATGGCGCAGATGGAAATCACACAGCTTCCACTAAAGCAGACGACGGCGTACAGCCGGGCGGTGGCGGAGGAGCTTCATCAAATGATGGTGGTGGAGGTGATGGGGCAGACGGTCAAATTATAGTTAGGAGTTGGTAATATGAGATATGCAATTGTAAAAAATGAAAAGGTTATTAATGTCGCTGTTTCGGATTCAGCATTAGGTGAAGACTGGGTGCAATCTGACACGGCACAAAAAGGAGATGACTATGATGAGGTGACTAGAGTTTTTACTAAACCCATATTGGTCATACCCCTAACTGAACATAAAGCCTCAATGGTTCAGGAAGTTTATGATCTTTACTATTCTAAACTTGAAGAAGATTTCCAACTGCCTGATGGAAATATGGTTAGCGTGGCAAAAGCTCTCACACTATTGCATCAAGGTAAGGGCCGCCCGAAACCAATCAGGAATGTGCCAACTAGAACTGGCCCTATCTCTGCTAATGCAGCTGCGATCTCTGCAGTGGATGACCTGGTTGATGATAGAGCTACTGCTCTCGGTGATTTTGCAACTGCTCTACAAACCTTGGTCATTAATTCGGCAGACCTGGCCGCACTAGATGCCCTTGATATATACTCAAATTGGCCTTAACAATTAGGTGATATATGAAAAATTTACTATACGCTCTACTGCTACTACCCTCCCTAGTCTAGTGATAGATATTAACTCTGGCTGGTAGCGCATCGGGGGCTTTTGCAGATCATATTATGAAAGCGCAATAGCATTACGCTACACTTCGGGCAGTAACGTAGATTATTATCAACCTCTTTACAGCGTAGCACTCTAGCACCGTCACGCCGATCACCAGCAAGGAATATAAAGCCTTGCTTCTCTAGGTCAACAACCCTTCCTGAAATGCTTGGATAAGGCACTGCTTGATCTAGGGCGTGAATCTCTTTGCAAGTCATCCCCTTAATACCCGCCGATCTAACGTGATTCAAAACATAGAGCTGCCTACCCTTAACATCGACCTTTGCTGCCGCATCTTTGCTAGTCTGCGGTGAATCCCGTTTAGCTAATTTGATCGGGTTAGTTGGGATTGGTTCGTTATCAAATAAATCGTTCATAGTCTTATTCCTGTGAAGTTATAAAAATGCGAGGCAGCAAACGCCACCTCACAATCCCACCAATTTCCTAAAATGGAATATCTTTATCTTGAAAATTATCATCTTGCTGATGCTGCCCCTGATTGTTCGCTGGCTGAGCAGTTCCAGTTTTATCGCGGCTATCAAGCATCTGCATTTCATTGAAGATAATCTCAGTTGAATAATGAGTCTGTCCATCCTTCTCATATTTCCGAGTTTTTAGCTTTCCGCAGATATAAATCATTGATCCTTTTTTTATATACTGTCCACAGATTTCAGCGAGCTTTCCGAAACAAGCCCCGCGATGCCACTCGGTTTCCTCTTTCTTTTGGCCTGTTACCTTATCCTTCCAACTTTCCGAAGTGGCTAGTGATAGGGTTGCTACTGCGTTACCGTTTGGCATAGTGCGAAGATCGCAATCCTGCCCTGTTCTGCCGATTATTGTTACTGAATTGACTCCATTACTCATTTTATATTCTCCAAAGTTTTAATCTGTTGCGTCAGTTCTTTCAATTTTGTTTTAACTCTTTCTTCTATTTCAGATAAGGTAATTGTTTCTGTCTTATAGTTTTCACCGGAAAAATAATCTCTATTGTTATGCCATTGAAGTCTAGCTTCGTCCCGCGTTGGATAAACTCCGATTATTTTGTTGTTATATGGATTGAATAATATAAACCTATTTTTTTCATATCCAGAATCGGAAACCTCCTTTATTTGCTTATTTATTTCTTCGATGTTTTCAAGTATGAATTGGTTGATAGTTTCATCTGAAACCTTTTTCATTTTCCAAATTTTATTTCGCAGTGAAAACTTTGCAAATGGATTACTCTTATTGTCGCGAAATTCTAAATAATAACCATCGGGGAAAGCATCCCTACAGCAATGCGCTACTCTATGACCAAGATCATCATCTTTAAAATCTCCTCCCCCGTGATGAACTTTCCTTCTACAATTTGGACAGTTAAAAACCCACTGATTAACGCTATTGCCAGATTTTTTCTTACATAGCATTACTGGCAATCCATCCCTTGCGGGCAAATCTAAATATTCATGCGCTTTCATTTCTTTGCTCCCTATTTGATTAATAATTTTGCTTTCGCATCTACTAGGATTGCACCGGAAACATATGCTTCGTCTTTTTGAAGTAACTTTTTCAGCGCAGCTTTGTCAATCTTGGTGCTAACTACCCGATCTTTGACTCCATTGCTCATTTTATATTCTCCAAAGTTTCGATTGTTTCGTTTAATTCAATTAGGAAATTCTTTATTTCACTTTCCATTTCGTCTGCCATTTTAGAATCCAGATCAAACCGTATGCACTTATAAGATAAGTGGTGCGGCAATCTATCATCGAACATTACAAAATCTGTCCAGCTTCTTTCTGCACATAGCATCTGCGCTATCATTTGCTTTTGATAATTTGCGGGAATTTTCCCTGATTTAAGAAACTCGATATGAGTTGCCGTATTCGGGCATTTGATTTCAATCGAACCATCGAAGCCGACCAATCCATCTGGGCTTGCCACGAAATCCTCAATATCTGGGTGCGCTATACAGCCAGTTTCAAATACTTTCGTATCGGTTTCATTCTCATATCTACTCCTAGCGATCGGCTCCATCTCTGTACCTCTCTGCATAGCAGCAGAAGTGAAACCTTCCTCTCGACTTCCTGTTAATCTCTGGCAGATCAACTCGCTCATATAATTCTTTCGGGATGCGGAATAACCGCTTTTTGTTTTTGCCATTAGATCGGATACGCGTGAAGCGGAAACCTTACCGAGCCTGAAAGCAAACCATTCTGGACTTCCCTGAATCAACATATCTGAATTGCTCATGATGTTGCTCCATCTAGTTCAGAGATTTCTGCTCTCATTTTCTTGGATAGTTTGTACTGCTTGGATAGGTTTCTAATGATCTGCGCGGCATCTATCTCGCCAGCTTGGATTTTAGAAATCATTGAGCCTCGATATTGCTTTAGATCATCATCATTGAACCAAGGCTTATCATCATCAGATGGTGCTGATTGCTCTGGAGCTTCCAAACTATCAATATCGGTTTCATCATCTAGGGCAAATAATCCTGCGAGTGCATATTTCCTCGCATAACTGCTTGTCGAGCCAGTGATCTGACTAGAATCCATGCCCTTGCGATTCTCTGGTTCCCTTGCCCAACCATCTGCTCTGGCTATTTCCTCCTTGTCTTTAGTAACAACCGCCTCTGCTTTGATGTAATAACGCTCACCGACTTGAACTATCGTATCGCTGAGAATTAACTGGCATCCATGCTCTGCCATTATCGGCTTTGCAACTTCCAGAATATCGGAGGCTGATCTGTACTTATAACCACCGAAATTATTATCTTTATTCTTTCCTACTTTTACTTTTGCTTGGATTAATTCAAACATTTTTACTTCTCCTGTGAATAAATAGATTTCAATTCGCTAGATAACAACTTGCCCATCTTTCTTTGATACTGAGAAAACTCTACGGAATTTGGGGGATATGGATTATCAGAAAGCAGTTTGCCTTCTTGATAATAAGAATATGCCACCGATTCTGGTGGAGTGATTTCAGGGGGGATTTGTTCTGCTGCCATTACACTGTCTCCTAAGTTTCGATTGTCCTCACCATCCGGCGAGATATTAGATTCTAGGGCGATTAGCCTTGAATCAGTATGCCAGTATCAGATTTCCTTAAAAGCCCTTACAGCGGCTCTGAGAGACTCAGATAATTCACTAGCAAAATCCATTATAGTATAATATTATTACCTTTTAAATATAAACATTGCTTTTCGGAGAAATTAAATGATTACGCAAGATCGGATTGCTTCGGCTATTAGAGTGAGAATGGCTCAAAGGAATATGAGTACGGCAGAGCTGGCTGCGGCTATTGGTATGCCAGTAGGGAGCGTTCGGTTATATGTGAAAGGTAAAATCTTTGATATACGCCGGATAGAGCAGATCGCTAAGGCTTTCGGTTTATCAGGCATTGATGAATTTTTAGCGGAGGATTGGAGGAATTAGTTTATTTCTGAGGTGACTCAGATTATAGTAAGTGACTCCTGTGTGCTGACCTGCTTAGGTTTATGACTTTTTCCTAAGCAGGTTGGTTTTTTAAAGCAGGAATTTGCCGAGTGTAGTGTAGAGCTACTTCCGCGCGATCAGTATCAACGGTACATAATCACTCGTCATCGGCGAGAGCATTATCCCACATCTGCTACTGATTTCAACGAATACCACTATATCTAGTTCGGCGTTATGCGGAATAGTGGGCTTTCGTGGTCGGAATAATACAAAACCGATTATCACTGTTGACCCTCAGTAACGAGCCTTTCAGGTCTATGAGTAAACCCTGAAAACCGAAACTATATTCTATACACCATTTCGCACTCGCTATAGATTATCCCGAATAGAGGCTTGTTAGCTTTCTAAAGGGTAATTTGGTTTTAATTTACTGAACTACAAAATCAAAAACAAAAGCGGGTTAATCAGGATGCCCTATTAACAAGCAGTTGTTTTTAACGAGAACCACAGGAGAAGAATAATGAGTGAAGCTAAAGACGTATTCTTTAATATCTATTCTCTATTCTTTACTACCTGCTACCTACTACCTTGTATAGATAGGGTATAGATAGGGTATAGAT